AGAAACAGCAGAACGATTTGAAGCATTTGGTAAGGTTTTTGCAGACTTAAAGAAAACACGAGACCAAAGACAAACAGAATTAATAGCTCAAAAAGGGCAAGCCGGTCTAATGGATTTGATACAAGCCCAAACCTCATTTGTTCAAATGACAGATGTTGTTAAGAAAGCTAAAGATATGGTAGCAGAATCTAGTAGAAAAGATGAAGATATTATGGCCGCTTCTACAAAAAAGTTTTCTGATAGTACTAAAATAGCTCTTGGTAGTTATGAGTTACAAATGAAATCCGTCGAAACAGCAATTGACGGATTCAAAGCAGGATTAATCGAACCATTAGCAGAACAAGGAGCTGAATTTGTTAAAAGTTTAACCCATCTTACAGGTCAATTAAATGATGCGGTACTTGAAAAAAATCCTAAGACAGGAGAGGTTACAAGTCCTTACGAACTTATAGCAGAAACGATACCTATTCTTAAAGACATAGCAGACGGGGTAGGAAGTCTTAAAAATTGGTTAGGAATTGGTGTTGAAGAAGTCTCAAGACAAGGACGTATAAATCCAGATCAAGGATTTACCCCTACCACACGCATAAGATAAATATTAAAAACAGAGAAATTATATGAGTTGGAAAAAACATTTTACAGTTTATAAATTTGCAAATCAACAAGGTAACCAATCTGGTGGTCCAGCAGGCAGATATAGTAAATTTTCAAATTATTTGCCAGAAGTATATAGTGGACAACCAAATAGGGTTGAACGCTATTTTCAATACGATCAAATGGACACTGATTCTGAAATTAATGCGGCATTAGACACGATATCAGAATTTTCTACCCAATTTGATGATGACCAAAAAATACCGTTTAATATTAAATGGAATGATGATTCAACAGATTCAGAAGTTTCAGTTCTTGAAAAAACACTTAGCCAATGGAATAGAATAAACGAATGGGATAAACGTATTTTTCGAATTATGAGAAGTACTTTAAAATACGGAGATCAGTTTTTTATTAGAGATCCAGAAACCTATGTATGGATGTGGGTTAATCCGGTAGATGTGCCTAAAGTTATAATCAATGATTCAGAAGGTAAAAAAATAGAACAGTACGTAGTTAGAAATTTAGATTTAAATTTACAAGAAAAGACAGCGTCAACTATTCTTCAACACAACGAGCAGTATATGAGCGTAAGCTCTATGATGTCAGGTGGTGTAGTTAATCGAGGTGCATATGGTAGTGGTGGTATGAACACAGGAACGAACGCCCAACAAGAAGAATTCGGTATAGATGCTAATCATGTTATACATTTGTCACTTACTGAAGGTATGGATCCAAATTGGCCGTTTGGTACAAGTATATTAGATCCATGTTTTAAAACATATAAGCAAAAAGAACTGTTAGAAGATTCAATTATAATTTATAGAGTACAAAGAGCACCAGAACGTAGAGTATTTTATATAGATGTAGGAAGTATGCCTACACATAAAGCAATGAGTTTTGTTGAACGTGTAAAAAATGAAATCCATCAACGTAGAATACCAAATAAAACAGGCGGTGGTAATAGCATAATGGATGCAAGTTATAATCCATTATCAATTATGGAAGATTATTTCTTTGCTCAATCAGCAGAAGGTCGTGGATCTAAAGTTGAAGTATTGCCCGGTGGCGAAAACTTAGGACAAATAGATGATTTAAAATATTTTACAAATAAACTTTTGAGAGCATTAAGAATTCCTAGTTCTTATCTTCCAACTGGTCCAGATGACGGAACTGCTAGTTTTGTTGACGGAAGAGTCGGAACTGCATTTATCCAAGAATATCGATTTACAAAATATTGCCAACGATTACAGCAATTACTTGGTCCACATTTTGATAAAGAATTTAAAATGTTTTGTAAATTTAAAGGAATAAATGTTGATTCTTCAATCTTTGAATTACAGTTTATGGATCCACAATCATTTAGCCAATATAGACAAATTGAAATTGAAGGTGCAAGAGCAGGGGTATTTAATCAATTAGCAGAAGTACCATATATGAGTAGACGATTTGCTCTTAAGAAATATTTGGCTTGGGAAGAAGATGACATAGTAGAAAATGAAACTATGTGGAAAGAAGAAAATCCCGATAAAGTACCAATTGGTTCAGCAGGTGTTTCCGGCGGAGGACCTAGTGATGCATTAGGTGCAGTAGGATTACGCCCACCTGATTTAGAAGCACCAGGAGAAGACACATTACCAGACGAAGGATTAGAAGGTGAAGAACAACCCGATATGGGGGGAACCGAATCACCAATTAGTGGAGCAGAAGGAATGCCACTTCCTCCAGGAGAATTACCATAATGAGATATACTGAATTAAGAGAAGAATATGATGCAACATTAGATGAATATACTGTAGCAGATATTGATGAAACCCGTAGACCAAGATTAACTTTGAAACATTTAAATCGGTTACGAAAAATGCGCGAACTGAAAAAAGTAGAAATGGAGCAAAGAGAGAACTTTTATAATATAATTTACGGAAGACCTACTGAAATGCCTCAAGTTTGATCTAAAAATTCATTTTTTGGGTCATTTTCCTACCTTTTTGAATTTCTATAGTAAATAACATACATGAAAATGTTATCGTGTCTTTTCTTGAAACATTTAATAATTAGGAGATAGAAATGTCAGCAAAGGAAAAACTAGAACAGGTCCTCGAACATTTAATTAACGAGGAAGGCGAAAAAGCTAGTGATCTCCTTCATGACGTTTTTGTAGAAAAAGCTCGCTCTATCTACGAAGGCTTGATTGAAGAAGATGAAGCAGTCGAAGAAGAAGTTGAAGATGTAGAAGAAGCAATTGCAGGCGACGTAGCCGACGATTTTGTAGACGATGTTCAAGCCAATTCAGATGAAATTGAGTCAGAAGAAGTATTTTCGGAAGACGATTTAGAAGATGAAGAAGGCGATGAAATGATCGAACCAGAAATGGATGCAGAACCGGAAGGTGGCGAAGAAGCAGTTGAAGATGCTTTCATGAACGTTGAAGATGCACTCGACGAACTAAAGCGGGAATTTGCCGCTATGATGGGCGACGAAGGTGCAGAAGATATGGGTATGGAAGAACCTACAGACGACGAAGAAATGGGTGCTATGGTTGACGCAGAAGAAGAACTTATGATGTCAGCTGATAACAACCAGGACAACGACGAAGAGCTTGAAGAAGACTATGAAGACCTCGAAGAGGGTCATGATATGGCAACAGCACCTGAACCACAAAAGACAGAAGGTTCAGATGCTAAACACAAAACAAGTCCTACAGCAGGCGCAAACCCAATGGATTCCGGAGGACGATCTGCCGTTAAAATGAAAGACGGTGGTGAAGGCAATCACGGAACTAGTGGTGTAAGCGAAGATAATGCAGGAAATGTTAATACTGTCCCAGGTAAGGCTGACGGAGAAGGCGGAAGCGCCGTACCTTCAGCACAAGAAACCGAAGGATCAGATGCTAAAAACAAAAAGTCACCGTTAGGAAGTTAATCTAACTGTGAGATAATTATAAGGGGTTAATATGCAACGTACTTTAAAAGAAACTCTTTCATATGAACAAGCAGGTATACTAGTTGAGTCTCGAGAGGGTCCAACAGGTAAAGATCTGTATATGGGAGGTGTTTTCATTCAAGGCGATGTTAAAAACCAAAACCAACGAGTTTACCCAGTAAATGAAATCGGTAAAGCAGTTAAGTCTCTAAGAGAAAAGTTAAACGGAGGATTTTCAGTTCTCGGTGAAGCAGATCATCCAGAAGACTTAACAGTTAATCTAGATCGAGTATCACATATGATAACCGAAATGGATATGCAAGGAGCTGATGGAATAGGTAAACTAAAAATATTACCAACCCCAATGGGAAATATAGTTAAAACCCTATTGGAAAGTGGAGCGAAACTAGGTGTAAGTTCCAGAGGTAGTGGGAATGTTGACGACGGCGGTCGTGTTTCAGATTTTGAAATAGTGACTGTTGATATTGTTGCCCAACCGAGTGCACCTAATGCGTACCCAGATCCTATATATGAACAGGTACAGAGATATAAATCTTGTAAAAGTTTAATGGATTTGGGTGAAGCAGTTAGGACAGACAGACGGGCACAAAAACATTTACAAAAAGAGGTTGTTAAATTTATTAACGATCTTTTTTAATTAGGAGAACATAAATGGCAGATGCTTTTGAGGAATTATTAGGTTCAGACGTTCTCTCAGAAGATGTTAAATCGGCATTATCTGAAGCATGGGAGAAGAAGGTTAGTGAGTCGCAAGACAAGATCAAAGCTGAACTCCGAGAAGAATTTGGACAACGTTATGAAAATGACAAAGGCCAAATTATTGAAGCTATGGATAAGATGCTCAATGATTCTATAAAAACAGAAGTAGAAGAATTTGTCTCAGATAGACAAAATCTTGCAAACGCTACTGTTGGTTATAAGAAAAATATTAAAGAGCATGCCGAAATCCTAGATAAGTTTCTTTTAGAAGAACTTAAAAAGGAAATAACAGAGCTTCGGGGGGATAGGACCAACCAAAGCAACAATTTTAAAAAGTTAGAAGGCTTTGTCATAAAGCAACTAACAAAAGAGTTGAATGAGTTTCATACTGATAAGAAGTCTGTTGTAGAACAGAAAGTAAGATTAGTTAAAGAAGGAAAACAACTTATAGCAAATGCCAAGAAAGATTTTGTTAAAAAAGCCGCAGAAAAAGTAGAGAAAGTTGTTGAATCAGCTGTTCAAGGCGAACTTACAGCCTTGAAAGATGATATCAAATCCGCTAGAGAAAATAACTTTGGTAGAAAGATTTTTGAAACTTTCGCGGCAGAATTTATGACATCTTATTTGGCAGAAGGTACACAACTGCGTAAATACGGCAATAAAATTTCTGAACTTGAGAAACAAATCGAAGAGGGCAATAAGTCTCTTACCGATAGTAAAGTTCAAATTGCTGAAAGTGAACGCAAAGCTAACATTGCTGAAGACCTAGCGAATCGGCAAAAACAAATGAGTGAACTGCTTGATCCTTTAGCTAAGGATAAAAAGGAGATTATGGAAGACCTACTTGAATCAGTGAAAACTGACAATTTAGGAAAGGCATTCCAAAAATATCTTCCGGCAGTTATTAATGAAAAGGTGATTAAAAAGACTGAGAAATCAGAAAAGAAATCACTAACAGAAAGTAAAACAAATAAACCGGCGAAAAAGTCTGTAAGAACAGGTAACAAAACATTTCCTATTCATATCGGTAATGAAACACCAGATACTGAAAAAGAAATTGGTAACCTGCGAAAACTAGCCGGATTAGATAATTAATTAGGAGATTATTAATGGCAGACGCACTATTTGAGTCTAACTGGCAAGCAACAAAAGATGCCCTCACTGATGGACTCGAAGGTAACAAAAAAGTTGTTATGGAAACAACACTTGAGAATACAAAACAGCATTTGACTGAGGCCGCGGGAGCGGGCGCAACAGGTGCAGGTAATGTAGCTACTCTTAACAAAGTTATTCTTCCGGTTATCAGACGGGTTATGCCTACGGTTATTGCCAATGAAATTATTGGTGTTCAACCGATGACAGGTCCAGTTGGACAAATTCACACATTACGTGTGAGATATGCTGATTCTAAAGATGGTGTCACAGCAGGCACAGAAGCACTTAGCCCTTTTAATATTGCTAAGAGTTATTCTGGTGATGCAGGCGCTGACGGAAGCACAGCAGGTTCAGGGGCGGCAGCTCCGACAAGCGACTTAGAAGGTTTACCTGGCAACAAGTTGTCTATTCAAGTATTGAAGCAGACAGTTGAAGCTAAAACACGTAGACTTTCCGCACGTTGGACATTTGAAGCCGCACAAGATGCAAGTTCACAACATGGTATAGACGTTGAAGCAGAAGTTATGGCCGCTTTAGCACAAGAAATTACCGCTGAAATTGACCAAGAAGTAATTACTTCTTTGTTTAGTTTAGCTGGTACTGGTGCTGGTCTTGCTTTCAATCAAAGTGGTTCCTTTACAGGTACACCACACTATGTTGGTGACGAACATGCAGTAGTTGCAATTCTTATTAACCAAGCCGCGAACTTGATCGCAGCCAGAACAAGGCGTGGCGCAGGAAACTGGATAGTTATTTCACCGAGTGCTCTTACAGTACTACAAAGTGCAACAACTTCAGCTTTTGCAAGAACAACAGAAGGCACATTTGAAGCACCAACTAATACAAAATTTGTTGGTACATTGAATAGCTCAGTTCGCGTATATGTTAATCAATATGCCGCGGATGACAATATTCTTGTAGGTTATAAAGGACCAGGCGAAATGGATGCCGCATCTTTTTATTGCCCATACGTTCCGCTGATGAGTTCCGGGGTCGTGCTTGATCCTAGTTCATTCGAACCAGTCGTTTCATTTATGACACGATATGGTTACGTTGAGCTTACTAACCAAGCATCATCCTTGGGTAACGCAGCCGACTATCTTGAGAAGATAGCAGTTTCAAACCTAACTTTCATTTAAAAAGAAAGTTTATTTTTACGAAAGAAGGAGCCAGATTGATTTTTGGCTCCTTTTTTCTTCTTCTTTATTCCTTGTACATTTATTCTTTAGATAAATATTAATTAATAGGAGTCTTGAATGTCAGTAAATATTGACCACCAAAAAAATTCGTTAGTACCATCAACAACAACGTTAGATATAGATACTACAGGATCATTAGTTTTACCAAAAGGTACTACTGCTCAACGGTATCCTGCGGCAAAAGAAGGTGCTTTTCGAGTTAATACTGAGACCTCAGGACAATTTAATCCAGAAATTTTCCTTAACAGCGGATGGTCTCAAATTATACAAGTATCTGAAGCACCTAGTTCGGGTTATTTTATAAAACATAACGGAACAAAATGGGAAGCCACTGCAATAACATCCGACGATATATCCGAAGGAACTACTAATTTATATTTTACTGCCGCAACAGCAAATACATGGTTGGCTACAAAAGATACAGATGATTTATCAGAAGGAACTACTAATTTATATTTTACAACTACACGAGCAAGGGCATCCGTTTCAGCAACAGGCGATATAAGTTATGATAATAGTACAGGCGTTATAAGTTTTAATAATACATCAGAATATGTTAAAAAAACAGATGGAGATAGTTGGTACCATCCTCATGGAGGTACATCGTCTATAGATTTTGTTGCAAAAGATTTAACAGTTCATGGAACAAGTACAGTAGTAAATTCAACTACAGTGACAATAGCAGATCCAGTATTTTCAATAGGCCAAAATACTGTTGTTCAAAGCAAAGATAGAGGAATTGAATTTAAATATAATGACGGAACTGCTAAAATTGGTTTTTTTGGACAAGATTTTGGCACAGGCTTATTTTCCTTTTTTACTAATGCAACAAACACATCGGAAAATTATAGCGGAACAATAGGTGGATTTGATTTAAGTGGTACTTCAATAAACAAACTTAGTGATGTTAAAAATGCAACTCCGACAAATGATGATTTTTTTAAATATGATTCATCAGGCACAGCAGGATGGGCACCAGCAACAATAAGTTTAAATGATATGACTGATGTAAGTGCCGCCTCACCAACAACAAATCAAGTTTTAAAATGGAATGGAACAGCCTGGGCACCAGGAACCGATATAGAAGGTGTAACAGAAGGAGATGCAATAGCATTTGCTATTGCTTTAGGAGGATAAAATGGCAAGTAGTTTTAAAAATAAAACAGCAACAATTGGAACTGCTAATACAGATCAAACATTGTATACAGCACCAGGTAGCACTTCGGCGGTTATACATGGTCTTTTTATGGCAAATACACATGCTTCATCTAATGTAAATATAACATTAAAATTAGTAGATAGTAGTAATTCAAATGCCGAAACAAAAATATTAAATGCGGTGCCGATACCACCAAACACAACACTATCAATGGATAAACCTGTTAACTTAGAAACAGGTGATAAATTGTTTGTTCAAGCATCAACAACTGATTGTGAAATTACAGCAAGTATTTTGGAATTAACATAATGTCTTATTTAGGTCCTAGTGATATACAAACAAGAGTAGCGTGGGCAGATGTTTATAGCATACCTGAATATTCTGCACAAACAATAACAGGTTCTGGAGCATTTGTTTATACTCTTAACTCAACACCAACTGGAGTAAACAGTATTGACGTTTCAATCGATGGTGTTACACAAGTCCCAACAACTGATTTTACTATAGATGCTAATGTTCCAAATATATCATTCACTACAGCATTAAATTCCGGTGAAAAAGCATTAGTGGTATATAGATCTAAACTTCCTCCTCAAGGCTTAGTAGGTACTGGAGTAAATGTTGGAGATGCTACAGGTATAGGTATTTTTAAAACAAAAGATGGAAATGATTTAGAATTTAAAAAACTAAAAGCAGGAACAGGAATTTCGTTAGATGATGGTAATACATATGCTGATACAATTACAATAACCAGTTCTGGATCTGGAGGTTCAACACAAAATACTTGGAGAAATCTTGCAATAACAGGTACTGCAAACCAGTCGTCTCTTACTGCTGATATTATAAATGATACATTAACATTACATGCTGGCGCAGGTATGGCTATTACTACCGATACAAGTAATGATACTATAACATTTACTAGTACTGGCGGCGGTAGTGGAGGTGGATTAAGTGCATTCTTAGCACTAGCAGACACTCCTAATTCATATGCTAATAATCCTAATTACATAATAAAAGTAAATTCTATAACTAATGCAATTGAATTTGTGGATATATCCGGTGATGTTGATATGTCATCTACTGGTGCGGTAACTGTTCAAGATAGTTTTGTAACAGGAAAAACAGAAGTAACAAGTGTTACTAATTCTGATGTGGTATTGTTGCATGATGGTAGTTCTTACAAAAAAATAACAGCAGGTATATTAACAAAAGGTGAAGGATCAACTACAATCCCCGAAGGAAATACAAAAGAATATTGGTTGTTAGGTGCTGTTACTACTAATACATTTACAGAAATATTTGTTGGCGGAGTTACAAATACTAGAATATCTATACCTGAAAACAGTACAGTAACAGTTCGCATTATGGCATCAGCAAGACGTACTGGTTCTTCTACATATAAGTATGGTGGTTGGGAAGCAACTGCAATGATAAGCAATGATGCTGGTGTTACAGCATTAAATGGCACAGTTTCAAAAACAGCAATATATGCTGATACAAATTATGACATACAAATAACAGCAGACGATACAAATGATAGTTTAAAAATAGAAGCAAAAGTTCCAACTGGTGAAGAAGCAAGTTTTTTTGTTACTGCTAATTTAACAATAGCAACTTCTGCAACTGTTGTAACTGCCTCAGAAGATAGAGGTTTAGTAACAGAATCAAGCACTCAAAATTCATCAATACACACATCAGGCAATGATGCAGGTGCTATAACAGATAGTAATATTGTCGAATCAGATGATTTTGGTTCTATATAAGGAGAAATTTAAATGGCAATTAGAGTTCAATTTCGACGCGGTACTACAAACGAACATAGTACATTTACAGGTGTCGCAGGCGAAGTAACTGTTAATACAGAAAATAAATCGTTGGTTGTTCACGACGGAAGTACGGCAGGAGGATCAGAAGTAATTTTTAAAAATTTAACTGATACTCCGACAGATTATGGAACTGCAAATCAAGTTTTAACTACTTCAGGAAGTGCCCTTTCATGGTCAAGTCTTGGTTCTACTTACCAAACAATATCACCAACAAACACCGATCCAAGCTATACGTGGGACGAAGCCAATAATCCAGCAGATATTACATCAGCAAGTCCAATTCAGGCTATGCTTTTAGTTGGCGGAACTAATGTAACTATTGGGTCTAATGTAGCAAATCATGCTATAAAAATATCTGCGGCAACTGAATTAAGTAGTGACGCAACACCACAACTTGGTGGTAACTTAGATGTAAATAGTAATTCAATAACTTCGGCAACAAATGGTAATGTTGTATTAGATCCACACGGTACTGGTGTTGTAAATTTTTCAGGTAATAGTACACAACCTGGTGAAGTAAGATTTTTTGAAGATACCGACGATGGATCTAATTATATTGGATTAAAAGCGGGAACAGTAGGCACAAGTTTAACATATACATTACCAATAACAGACGGAACAGCAGGTGATGCTCTTATTACTAATGGTAGTGGTACTTTAAGTTTTACAACTATATCAGGTGGCGGGTCGTCAACATTAGCGGCGTTAACTGATACAACGATAACAAATCCAGCAAATACTGAAGTTTTAACATATAACGGTAGTGCTTGGGTTAATTCAGCTTCTGCAGGTGGAGCTCCAGGAGGAATAGATACACAAGTTCAGTTTAATGATGGTGGATCAACATTTGGTGGCGATGCAGGATTTACATATAATAAAACAACTGATGTAGTAACAGCAGGTTCATTTGCAACAACAGCGGCAGGAACACCAACGTTATCAAGTAATACAGGAGTTGAAATTTCTGCAACTAGTGGTAGTATTACTGCAACAACAATAACAGGCGGAATGGTTTTACCTCGATTAACTACTACCCAGCGAGATGCTATTAGTACAAATGTTGACGGAATGGTTGTTTATAATACATCTACTAATAAATTTCAAGGTAGAGCTAATAGTATATGGGTTGATCTACATTAATAGGATATAATAATGGCTTCACCCCCTGGATATCAGTATGTTTTGTGTTATTTGACAGTACCAGATGACTTGTTAAAGTCAACTGAAGGAAATTTAACAACTAAATCAATATATGCTGATTTAGCAGAAAGATATGAAGCAGATTCAATATATGATTTAGGTACTGTAGTTTCATTAGGTGGAGAAAAAGAAATTACGCAGACGATAACACCAAATGATAAAAATGTGTTTGGTGTTATATCAGCAACACCAGCATTTGAAATGAATACTGGTGCAGGAAATGATAGAACACATCCTTTTGTAGCATTAGCGGGCAGAATTAAATGCAAAGTAGTTGGTATAATACACAAAGGGGACAGATTGGTTAGCGCAGAAGAACCAGGACATGCCCAGGCAGAATCTGCTCGTGTTAATCCCTCAAGTGATCGAGCAGTAATAGGCAGGGCATTAGAAAGTAAAGACACCGGATATTTTGGTGTTATAGAAATTGTAGTAGGAGTTAAGTAGTGTCGTATTTAGGTTATAATTTAACAAGAAACCAAGCGCCGTTTACATTAGATGTGTTTACAGGGGATGCAACAACAGGCCCGTTTACATTATCTCTTCCTAAACCATTATCTGTACGAGAATTATTGGTTTATATTGACGGAGTCATTAAACATCCAACTACTCATTATGCATTAACAGCATCTGGTAATTTACTATTTACTAATAGTAATGAACCCGGAGTTGGTACAGTAATAAATGCCTTACATTTATCTCATCCTCTAGAAATTAAAAGCCCAGAAGATGGTAGTGTTTCTTCAGCAAAACTTACAGGCGATTTAATAACCCCAGGACATTTAACTGTTTCAGGTGATTTAGTTGTTCAAGGTGATACAACAACCTTAAGTACAGCAACTTTAGATGTTGAAGATAAAATTATTACTATTAACAAAGGTGAAACAGGCGCTGGAGTTACTGGAAGTGCAATAGCAGGAATCCAGATAGATAGAGGAACAGAAGACAACATAAATCTTCAATGGCGTGAAGATGATGATGTTATAGAATTAAATGCAGATTTTGTTCCTAGTGCTGATGCAACATATGATCTTGGATCTGCTGATAAACAATGGAAATCTTTACATGTTTCTGGTTCAACTATTAAGTTGGGTGGAATGTCAATTAAAAAACCGGCATCATTCACAGCATTGCAAGTACTTAGTGTTGTTCTCGGTACAGACGAACAAGTTACTAATGGTCAAGGTTGCATATTATCAACTGATGCAGTCGGTAATCTTACAGGAAGTGGAGTAAATAGTTTACTTTCTAGAACAGGCGGAACAATGACTGGCGCATTAACTTTATTACCTTCAGATCCTACTGATGATAATTATGCCGCTAGAAAAAAATATGTAGACAAGAAAGCATTTATCTTTGGTCTCATCCTATAATAGTTAATTCTTAATACTAATAAATACATATAATATCAGGATTAAGAACTATGGCTTTATCAAACACTACAGTTGCAACAACTTCAACCGGAACACTTCTGTTAGGACCAATTCCTTCAGGAAAAACTTATGCAGTAGTTGTAATGTTTTTTACAAATTCAAGTGCTTTGGCAGAAACGCTATCCGTTTATGCTTATCCAGACGCATCAGCATTAGCAGAAACATCAGCAGATGATAAAAATTTTTTAATAAAAGATTTATCTATAGACGGAGGTGATACATTTACCTTTAATGCTGAAAAATTACTAATAGATGAAAATGATAGCATAATTGCAGTAAGCAGTGGCGGAAATATCCAAGCAGTTTTATCGTATACGGAGATTTAATAAATGGCTACCTTTGTTAAAAAAGGCAAAACCATTCGATTTGGAGATCCGATTGGTGTTAATTTTGTACAGAGCGACGGGAATTTTGCCTCTGACAGCGATGCAACAGTACGACATTTTATATTACGAGGTGTTACAACAAATGCTACAGAAACAGAAATTTTTGTAGGTAATAACTCTAATTCTAGAATGAATCTTATAACAGATTCAACTTGGTTTTTTGAAGTTGATATTGTTGCTCGTCGAACAGACCAAGATGCATCTGCATGTTGGAGATTTACTGGTGCTATAGATAACAATGCAGGTACAACTGCCGTTGCAGGATCTATACAAAAAGAAGAATTTGCTAATGATTCAACATATGACACAACAGTTGAAGCAGACAATACAAATGATGCTTTAATTATAAAAGTAACAGGTGTAGGAACTGATAATATTCGTTGGGTAGGACATTGTAAAACAGTACAGGTGATAGGATGATTTATGTAGGCAAAGTAAAAGATGAATTTGCAGACGATGATTTAATTACAGAATTTGATTTGCAAAATGCAAACTATTTTTCTAATATTAAAATTTTGTCGTGGGAATGTGAAGACGATGATCCTGTTTTAACAAATATTGAAAATAAATTAAAATATTATCATGAAGATATTGAATATAAAGCAACATTTTATTCTGTTGAAGAAGAAGGTCCGGCAGGAGATCAATCCGAAATTCCTACAGAAACAATTGAGGCAAACTATACAACCCAATCTACATCATATGGTGCAAATTATTACTGGCAACTAGAGCAAATTCAAAAAAGAGATTTAACAACTACAAATTATCATAATTATGTTTATGATGAAGATGGAACTAACGTTGATGTTTATGTTATAGATACTGGTATTAATCATAGTCATTTACATTTAGGTGATGCTACTAGATCTTTTGAAATGCCTACAGGCCATTATGATCCTACAAATTATGGATTTTCAAATAATAACGATGATCATAGTCACGGAACTTATTGTTCTTTATGTGTAGGCGGACGACATGATAATAGTCAAGGTGGTGGGTATGGTCCTGGTGTTGCTAAAGGCGTTCAATTTTATGCTTTAAAAGTATTAAACTCTTCTGGATCTGGATCAGGTACTACAATTGCCGCCGCTATTGATGGAGTTGTATCACATCACAATGCAAAAACAGCAACCGCAACAATGTATGTGAGGATAGCCAGTAGCAAATATTATATTAATGATGTTTTATCTAAATCATTTAATTTATTTCCTGGCATGACTTATAAATTTGATACATCCGACTCTACTATGTTAGGACATCCTTTAAAGTTTTCTACAACACCTGACGGAACACACGGTGGTGGTGCTGAATATCTAGACGGCGGAAACGTAACCTATAGCGGAACTCCAGGATTATCGGGAGCCTACACACAAATAGTAGTTACATCAAGTACAGCAGTAACATTATATTATTATTGTGGTAATCATTCAGGATATGGGGGTACAGGTGCAGTTACGGTTAAGACTACCCATCCTACAGTAAATAAAAAACCTTCGATTATCAATATTAGTATAGGACACGGAATACCAACAACAGTAGCCAAATATATTAATGTAGATACAGCAGGAACCGCATCAGGCGATATTATTGAAGACGCTCTTAAAACTGCAACCCATGTAGGTGTCCATGTAGTCAATTCTGCAGGTAATGGGTATGATGATAATGATGGAAATACTCGAGGTCCGTTAAAAACAGAATATAATATTGGCACTATTGGTTTAGCATATCCTAGTGAAACTACTAATCCTGATGCTGGCCAAGGATTCCCTATTATAGTAGGGGCAACTACAGACAATACAGGTTCGGGTTCGGCTAATTTATCTTGGGGCACTGGATATAATAATAATATATCCCCTACCTCAGGACGACAACACCAAGCACATAATGCAACAGCAATGGCATATTTTTCAAATTATGGGAGAGCAAATACAATAAATGCTCCCGGAAGATATGTTAAAGTTCCACATTGGAACACTTTTACTAATGGTAATAGTTGGCCAATAAGCAGTATAAGTGGTACTAGTTTTTCTTGTCCAATTACAGCAGGGTTAGTTGCACAATACGTAGGATTACATCCTGAAGCCACCTCATTAGAAGTTAAGGATTGGCTTAAATCTGTAGCATCAACAGATATAAATGGTACTGGTATTACCGACTTAGAAACTGAAGTTGATTTAATAGTAAATCCAATAACAACTGCCGCTGGCGCCGGAACACATCCTGGTACAGGAACTAATACTGCTCAAGTCTCATTACAACCAAACCACGGTATAACATTAAGTGATTATATTCAATTGCGCGGAGTAGTAGGTACAGGAGGCCTTATAGGTGGAGTACCTGAGAATAGTTTTAATGGATGGCATAAAGTAGTTAATATTGCTGGTGATTTGGTTGATATTGCATTATTAGATATTAGCGGAAATGCGGTATCTCCGTCATCAGCAGAAATAGGTGGCGGAACTGGTGTCAAGTTTCTTGCTCTAATGCAAAGTGGAGCAGATACACATGATTATACTGAAGGAGTTATTTGGGAAACAGATAATCTAGAATTAAAAACCCAAAGCGGCGGATCAACAGGATTATATTGGCCAGAAGCTGTAAACGCAACTTATCAACAAGGAGTATGTCCTCCAGGAGTATTTATTTACCCAACTCCAAATAGACATTTGTTTACACCGTATCAAGAATATACAACAACATGGACAGAAGGAAACACAACAACTGGAACATTTGGTTTAACTGCGGTTACTGAAGGAGCATCTGTTAGTGTAGATTTATCTGGTTCAATGGAAACCGGACATAATAGTGAACGGCCGTTCACTGAAACATATAGTGTTACTGCTGGTTCTTTACCGGCAGGACTAACATTAAATGCTAGTAACGGAATGTTAACAGGAACTGCTCCATCCTTAACAGAAAATGCAAGTTATGAATGGTCAGTACAAATTACAAATGGATATGGAATTGAAACTAAAAAATATCAAATGACAGTATTAGAATCAACAACACCTACACCTGTTGTTTCATCAGCAGGTGGTATTTCATTAACAGATGGTATTACTGTAAGTATAACATAAGGAATTTAAATTGTCAACCAAAATTTTCATTAAACATAGCGATGGACTTATTACAACGGAATCTGGCGGTTTAAATTTAGAAATGAAAGATTTAGGCTCTGCTCCTAGTACAACTACAGATAAAGTTTATAATGTAGGTGGCACTTTATTTTGGAATGGATCTGCGTTAACTGTAGCAGGCGGATCAGTAATAGGAACGCCTACAGATGGATCTTGGGGAGACGGAGCATTAGTAGGTAAAGACGAAGCATATGATAGTCATACTCCAGTTACTGGTATATCAGCAACAGATACAGTACCTGATGTAGTAGATAATATAAATGAATTAATACATAATGTTTATAAAACAAATTATGTAAGACATGCTAAGTTTACAGCAAATACCGTAGCTGGTCCGGCAACACTTACAACAACTTTTACTGTAGACTCTGACGTTTATACTGGATATAATGCAAATTCATATGAATGGGACTTTGGTGATGGGGGAACTATTACAACAACAAACCCAAGTTATCAATATGCTTATACTGGTACTGCGGGTGGTTTGTTTGATGTTACTTTAACAGCAAGAAACACAAATGCTATAGCTGGTACTACAGGCAGTTACGCAACATTTAAACGAACAGGCTACATAATAGTTTATACTCCTGCACCTGTGGCCCTTTTTAAATATTCTTATAATCAAGCCACTGGTTCTGTTAGTCCTACTTCACATACTACAACACCAGCATATATTGATGAAACATCTGTAGGTAGCGGAACTACTAATAATGTAACATTTGATGTTACTACTTCGACTAACACAACCCATTGGATGATTGATTTTGGTGATGGATCAACCTATCCAGCAAATGCTGTTTCTTCTGAAACTGATCCTGATATAATTACAGGAGTAGG